AGAGAGAGTTCTTTGCCGAGTGGCGAAAGAACAACCCACAGAAATCCAAAGCGATTCTAAATCGAGGCACCCTCGTACACCAGATGGTCGAGGACTATATCATGACTGGACTCACACCACAGACCAGTGAGGACGAAACAACGAACAGGATGTTCAGGAATTTGTCTTCTATGGTAGACACCCTCGATGAAGTCAAGGCAGTCGAAGCACCTCTCTACAGTGATCTCCTGAAAATGGCTGGTCGAGTTGATTGTGTTGGAATTATGAATGGGGAGTACTGTATCATCGACTTCAAAACTTCCTCGAAGATGAAGCGGGAAGAGTGGTTGACTGAGTATTGGTGTCAGGCAACTGCCTATGCCATTATGTGGCAAGAGCGTACAGGGATTGCTATCCCACGGATTGCAATTATGATGGCATCGGAAGATGGGAAGAAGAAGATCTTCACCAAGGATAGTATGTCAATGGTTCCGTTGCTGAAAGAGAAGATTGATCGATATACGTCCTCTCAAGGGTCGTAGTTCTATCACATTCCACCGCCACCGGATTCGCAGTCACTGCAAGGCCCGTTATTATCGTGTCCACAACCTTGACAACCTAGTTCCCCCTCCACCCTGTCTCTGCAATCTTCACAATTCTCGCCTTCCTCGAAGTTGCAGGTCGCAAGATAAGGCTCCCATTCTAAACAACAATCGTTGTAGCCGCCACCATCACTTTGCGAGTTCTGCCAGGCCACGCAACAAGTACCCGAAACATTAGTACATGGATCAGCAGAACAATCATAACCGAAGTCGCACATATTTCCGGCATGATGAGTCCCCCCTGCATCAATACACTCGGATAGACGTTTGGTATAGCACTCCCCATTGATACAACAAACTCCCAAAGGATCGCATGGGTTGGAATTGCAATTCCCGTTGGCATAGAAAGTGTAATTGGGATCATCATTACAATCACATTCATTTACATTACCGATGCAGTTCTCTAACGTACAACACGCACCTATAAGACACTGATTGCAGCCTTCTATACACTCGGTCATGCTCGAATCGAACACACCACCAACTTCTGTGCATTGAGATTGAAAAATTGATCCCACACAATTTTCCCCATCACAACATACCCCAAATCCACACGGGTTGTCTCCATCACAATTCCCACCGTCAACCCACTCGGATGCATACCCATCAATATCCCCCCACACTTCACAGGTTACTTGGGTTATGTTTTCTTGGCACACAGAAAAACTTCCATCATCTGCTGCAACACAACACCGACCAGTAGGGCAATTCTCCGATTCTCCGCCCAAATTGCAGTCATCACAAGCCTCATTCGAGTCCCAATGACCATTCAGTGCAGTGCATTCGGTTTCGGTGATGTTTGTACACCTACTGTCCCACCCCGAGTCGTGGTAACAACATCGTCCAATATCATTGCAATTGGCGGAGTTGCAATCTGTGGCTTCTTTCCACACAAGATCGCACAAACTACCCGCATCACTCAGATCAGTACACTCTTGCTCTGTCCTACATGCAAGACAACCATATTGACCCGTGGATGTATCATAATAACAGCAAGATCCTGTTGTGATACATACGTTTGAATCGGGGCAGTCGGGACTGACACAATCTACAGCATCGCCATGATATGCCCCACCGAGTTCGGTACAGTATGCGTTCGTATATTGATTGCAATCGGTTCCGGTACAGCAAGCACCGGCGGGATCACATCCTGCGTCTGCGCACAGAACATCATCTCCCTTGTATGCAGATCCGGCAAGTGCATTACACTCTTCCTCGGTTAGTATTTCGCAGGTTCCGTCATTCTTACAGCAGCCACCAGTAGGAGGAGGACCGGGGAACGAACCGTCCGATCTTCTAAGACTCCACCTTTTTAGAAATGCCTTGTTTGCCATTATGATCCAAGCCAACTCACCTGACCAGTACCACTTTCACTTTTCACCCCAATCAGATTCAGGTCGTTGACTTCAATGAACACATTCTCGCCCGGTTCTAGGTGATACCACCCAACCCCCCCTGAAGTACCAATTAGAATTGTAGTCCCACCAGCGTCATCGATATTCTTTATCCGAATACCCGATTGCAATGGAGTACTAGTACTAACTAGGAGAGTTACGCCATTACTACTTATGTTGGTCATTTTGCCAACAGTTAGAGAACTGGGTAGAGTCGTGTTTCGGATATCCACATCACCAATGTATGTGTCGTCGGAAGGAGAACCCAAAACAACGCCGCTAGAAACGGAAACGGTATCGCTTCCTGTAGTAAGAACAGATAGTGTCAGTCCCGAAGCAATCGTTCTTACATCAGCAGTGACACCATTCGTGATTTGAGTAATCGAATCGAGAGTTCCGCCACTAACACCAACCGAATTTACACTCAGAGTGACACCGCCGGTGATGGATACAAGAACTGGCTCGACTCCATTTGTACTACCAGCAACAGCAAGATATGGATTGGTGTAGTCACTCGAAACAATCTGCTCTATTGATACAGGCAGAGGAACAGTTCGAGTGACATCAAGTGCTGTGTTGTCAGCACCATAAGCGACCTTGATAATTTGGTAATGGTTACCACCCACAACATCAGTTGCAATTGTGGCTCCACCAGAACCAGCATTTAGTTGGACATTATCATTGGCATCAGACATCGTTTAGTGTCTCCAGAATAGGGTATTGACGGGGTTTCTACTATGGTATATATACCTCTATGGAAGCAAGTGAGTTCTGTAAGAAAGTAGAAGACTTGGCTGCATCTGGTTCTACCGATGGGTATATCGATGCTGTCTTGTGCGTATGCGAAGAGAATAGAATGGAGCCTTTTGTAGGCGCCAAGTTACTCTCCAAGCCTATCATCGAGAAAATACAGAAGGAAGGAAAGGACATAAATCTTCTCCCGACTTCGGCTAAACTACCATTCAAGTAGTTGACACCACCCCAAATACAAGGTATACTTACCGTACACATCGCAACATACGATACACAAGGAGATAGCGATATGGGATTCAACGACCTAAAAAAGAACACTGGAATGAACGAGGGTCTGCTGACTGAACTGAACAAGATCAGCAGTGGCTCCAAGAAGAGTTATCAGGATGACCGATTCTGGAAGCCTGAACGAGATAAGTCAGGAAATGGCTTTGCCGTGATCCGATTCCTCTCTGCACCCGAAGGCGAAGAGACTCCCTTTGTCCGCCTATTCAGTCACGGATTCAAGGGTCGTGGTGGATGGTTGATTGACAACTGTCCTACCACCATCGGACTCAAGTGTCCTGTCTGTGAGGCAAACAACGACCTCTGGAACAGCGGAGACGAGTCTGACAAGGACATTGCACGCAATCGTAAGCGGAAGTTGCAGTACATTGCAAACATTCTGGTTGTGAGTGACCCCAAGAACCCCCAGAACGAGGGAAAGGTCTTCCTCTACAAGTTTGGCAAGAAGATCTTCGACAAGATCCAAGGTTCTATGCAGCCTGAGTTCGAAGACGAGGATGCTGTCAATCCATTCTGCTTCTGGACTGGTGCAAACTTCAAACTCAAGATCCGAGAGGTTGCTGGGTTTGTCAACTACGACAAGAGCGAATTTGATTCGACATCGGCTCTTCTTGATGGCGACAACGAAAAGTTGGAAGCACTCTGGAAGACACAGTACTCCCTCCAAGAGTTTGTTGCTCCTGATCAATTCAAGTCCTATGATGAGTTGAAGACTCGACTGGACAAGGTTGTTGGGGGTGGTGATCGTTCTGCTCCTACAGCAGAAGACACTGTTATCAGCAGTCCATCAACATCAGAAACCTCCAGTAGCACAGGTGCCGAGGGAGCAGACGATGCTCTTTCCTACTTTGAAAAACTGGCTAACGAGGACTGATTTCCTTCCGGGGTTTCATCCCCCGTCAAATCCCCGAAGGACGATTGGAGGATGCCCGAAAGGGTGTCCTCCTCTCGCTTCATAAAATCACGATATACCTGCTTCATCGTCGTCAAGTACACCGGGACTCCGTGCAGACATTCCTCCCAGATATTGCTGAGTCTGATTGACCTGCATTGTGTTGACTTCTTGATATCTTGGAGTCATTGCTTGATTCATCTCTCGTGACTTGGCATCCTGAAGTCTTCTGGTACTCGCATCCATCTGTCCTCCGGCTGCGTGATCACCACCGGAAATTCTTGTCTGGATATTTTGAATCTCCAAATCCAGTTTCTTCAGTTTACTTTCATAACTTTTTCGGGAATCCAAAGAACCACTTACTGGTCCTGCTTGGGTAATTCTCGCTCTCAATCCCTGTAACTTTGCTAACGATTTTTCGTCGTCAGTCATTTCAGTGCTTTCTGCCACTGACTCCAAGGAATCTTTCATTGGCGAAACTGAAGTTCCTACCGCTGCACCGATTGCTTCGACCTTCTTATGATTCACCCCCGACAACATCGCAAGTCCATTAGCCAAATTCATAATCCCATCACCAAGCATCTTTATCTTGGGAGCGAGTTCGGCAAGTTCCTTGAGGATGTCGAGCGGTGACTTTGCCTTGATTAGACCGAAGGTCAATACACCAAGAACACCCCCGGCAATTCCCATGTGAACAGCATCAAACGAGAGGAGAATCATTGCTAATTGACCCAGTTCTGCACCAACAGCAGCAAAATTCATACCGAGGAATGTGTGTAGTGCTGCACCAATCTCATTGATAGCCTTGGCACCTTCGGTGAGGAATGGTGCTGCTGCTGCAAACCCAATAAACTTATCGAGCATCTCGAATGGTCCGGGAGGAGGACCGGGACCACCGAAGAACGAACCAATAGATCCCAGAATTCCGGTGGCAATACCTCCTGCTGCGGATGCTGCTCCTGCAAGTGTTAGGACTGCAATGAATGCAGTGATGGCAGCGGTGACCGCGATAATACCTACCGCTGCTCCGAGCAACCCAAGAGCAATTCCGGGTTGTGCAAGAGCAACAAATCCGGCAACTGCCGTTTCTACGAATAAACTAAGACCAACCATTATTATCGCAATTCCTTCTCCGAGGTAGGTGAATGCCTTACCGAGAGCCATTGCAGCAAACGCCATAATCAAGAATGCTGCTGCACCCGCAAGAATAGCGACTGCACCAATACCAGACATCATAAGAAGTCCCATTGCAATCATCGCCGCTGTCAATGCTGCGATGGCTATAATACCAACAAACAGAGACTTGAAATCAACCTTCGTAAACTCAACAAATGCCTTTGCAAGCACGAAGATACCCGCTGCAACGATAGCCAATGCTAATGCACCCAACAACGCCTGGGGATTTCCGAGTGCAGCAAGACCCCTTCCAAGACCAGTCAACACAAATTCAATGAACTTTCCTATTGCCTCTCCGATCTTAGCAACAGTGTTCATGATGAAATTCACAAACTTCTGAAGAAGTTCCAAGAACTTACTGAATATGTTGGCGATGAAATTGATTACTGAGTTGAGTGCATTGACAATTCCTGCTCCTGCACCGCCTATAGCCTTTCCAGCACCACCAAAAAGTCCTGCTATGAAACCGAAGATTCCTCCCTTTCCGCCCTTCTTCCCTTCTTTCCCACCACCCATCAAATTCTTCAATGTGTCGATAAGAGTTTCGTGTCTCTTTTCTGCTTCCCTCGCTTTCTCACGTTCTGCTTCTTCTAATTTGGTTCCGCCCTTCTCGGGTTTGGTTGGTTTGATCTTCATCCCCATCAAAGTCCCTATAGACTTGGCAAGTATCTTGACCGACTTATTTGCTTTGCGTCCTTTATCTGCAAACTTAGAGAAAGCATCGATCAGACTAAACACGGGATCAAGAGCAGGTCCAGTTTCTAGTTTAGCGATGTCGTGCATAAACGGCGAGAGATATCCAATGAATGTCTTGAGGAATTTCTTCATCCGGCGACCGGCAAAATATCCCATATTACCCATTGACTCAACCATCTTTGCCATTCCGTCTAGTCCAGTGGTCGTAATCTCAAGCGGACCTTCGGACATTTTCTGCATACTAACAAGAGCGCCTCCGAGAATCATTAGTCCTCTCTTGGCTCGTTTCGCTCCAAAGAATGACTGAGAACTCAACTTCGAGAATGCTTCCCCCAGATCACCAATTCCCTCAATCTTGGTTTCAATTTTCATTCCGTCCATTGTTTTGAGAGATTTCATGAATCCCTTCATCGCAATACGCGCTTTGAAGATTCCCATGAAACTGATTTTCTCAAAGGACTTTGCGATTGCTGCTTGAGTTTTGCCTGCTTCAATCGCTTCTTTCTTGTCTGCTTTTGCCTTTGCAGCAATGTCTGCTAATTTTTTCTTCTGCTCAATCTGCTCTTTGGTGAGTTTGACTTCTTCTTTTCCAGCATCAACCGCCTCCTTTGTCGCGTCTGCTAAACCTTTAGTAGCATCCGCAGCCGACTTAGCAGCATCCGCAGCATCGCTGTTCGCCTTGGCTTGCTTCTTAGTCTCCTCCGTGACCTTCTTGATGTCTTTGGGGTCTTTGGGAGGTGGGGTGTTTTCTTCTGGGGGCTCTGGCATTAGTGTTTACTTCGTGATCTCATGCTCTGCATTTCACTGTTTTCTTTGGATATACGTTGGTTCTCTTCTTCTATGTATTGATTGAGCAAAATGACGTAGATATCCCTCTCCCACGGGAGCATTGCTTCGATACTGTCAAGGTTCCAATTGTAATGCGTGATCATGTTGAAATTGGTCTTGAAGTATGAAATCGTGCTTATGTGACAGAGGCATAGTCGAAAAAATCTTGAATACCTTCAAGTTTCTTCTCGTTCTCCTTCTTGCAGAGAGGACATTTGTAATTCAGATCATATGTCATTGAGGGGATGGTAGAGAAGAAATCCGTGATCTTAGAGAATTGCTTCTGTGAAAGGCTATCCAAAAATTCGATGATTTCCTCTTTGGTGTGATCTTCTGAACTGTAGGTGCTATCCTTATCGAAAATGTACTCAATACAATCGGCAACAACATCGAAACTTTGGGAGGTGTCAATTTCTCCGTCTTCCGTAGCATTCTTCGTAACGATATCCATACTAGGATAATTGAGTTTGACTCCAACCTCATCTGTTAGTTGAATCACAGGATCAACAGAATCTTCCTTATTCACATCAACCTTAGTGAGATCAACATGAATCTTCGTTGGTTCTTCGCAATGCTGACAAGGGATGTTTGCTTCTACGACTTCACCAACCGACTTGATTCGAATTTGAAGGAACAGATATTCCAAATCGGATACCGGAAGAGAAGAAGCATGGATGTCCTCGGAACAACATGCATTGACAACATCGATCAAAGCCTTTGATACAACCGAGTTCGATCCGTCTTCTGCTGCTACTAGAAGAACCTTTTCTTCTTTTACCAAGAAGGGTCGATACTTGATCTTTCTTCCTGTGCATGGAAGAGTGGTTTCATAATACGGTACATTCAGTGTGGGTAGTGCCATTGTTTATCTCCATGTAAAAACACTATCATTGTAACTTCTAAAATCCGGGGTTGAATACCCCACCTTGATCACCTTCATAACTCGAAAGATCGTCAAATGAATCGTACACAGAACACCGACCATTCATGAATTCTGCTTCTTCCGAGAGTTCTCGATGAGTTTCTACTCCACCCTCGTTCGCAACTTTGATTGGTGTTCCGGTCATTGGTCTTTTTAGGTCATCCCTGTTAGAATTCGAGGCGTTATACAACCCGGCTGGTGTTGTTGATTCTTCGCCTCCGCTTATGTCTATTGGATAGTATGTACGGAAGGCAAACGTGACATTCTGCTCAAGAAGACCATCTGTACTTGATGTATCTAGTTCCAAGTTGTCTATGTTGGTTGGATAGACTTCTTTCAGGCATATCTTATAGACAGGTTCGTCCTTGTCCGTATAGAGGGTCACGAATGCATCGCTTATGTAGGAATCGTAGTAGTGGAATTTTCCACTGAGGGGATCTACAACCGAATCCATCCATCTCTCGAATATCTTCCTTTCCCACATCTCAGCACCCAACAGGAGTGTACAAGACACTTCATTGGTATAAATTCTTCCGTATGGGATTTTTCTAAGAAGTCCTCGCGTCTTGTATTCGTTGGTTGAAATTCCTCTTCCGGGCATCGAGAATGTCTTGCAACTCAGTGATATTCTGTTTTGGTATTGCTCTTTTCCGTTTGATTGCTTGTATGTTGTATAATACCCCTTGGAGGCTTCTTCAATAGCGGCACCGACAAATTCAACCTTGAATCGGTTTGGTCTTAGTGTTCCATACTGGTTCACTCTGTTTACCATGTCTATGATTCTAGCCATTAGGATCTCCTTGCTCTATTTATGCTCTCTTTCCACACGGCATGTTTCGATTTCTTCTCAAATTTCTCAATGGGAAGTAGGGATGCCAACGACCATTCTTCGGATGGAATCCGCCTGACCATTGACTTGAGTTGGTTGTATTTGTAGTACTTGAGACAGGGCATTGCGTATGCATACTTCTTTGCAGCAGCAATGATGGGGTATTTGATTTTGAATACCTCCCGACCCGCAACTGTCTTGACGGTGTTTTGAAGGTTTTTCAGGAGAACAACCCTGTATTTTGGGGGGATGTAATGAAGATTGGCTCCGAAGAAACCATCCTTCCTGTAATCAAGAGCAATGATCATTGGGTAGAGGTCGTAGTATGGAAGTGTCTTTCTGTGTTTTGGAAGATAGCGATAGAGATACATTTCCCCCAGCCTGATCTTGGTCACAACTTCATCACGATATGAACGAAGAACCTTCCCTCCGCTCCTTTCCATGTCCCTAACTCGATCTAGGAACCAGTCAAGAGAAGATTTCAAACTAGGATCAATTCCTGTTGTTTCTCTTAGAACCCTTAGATCGTTTACGCTTAGTGCCATTCTTCTTGAAGATGTCCTTCTCTGTTAGTACCCTGAATGTCCAACCTCGATTCTCTGCGAACTCGGTTGCAGCCTTCCACTTTGCTTCGTTGATTCCCCATCTCTTCACTTCGTTCAGGTATCGTCTTGTGATTCTGCTCTTCTTTTCTGGCGGACTACATTGTTTGTGTGGTTTGATTTCGACGAGGCTGATGTTTTTCTTTCCGTCCTTTCCCTTTGTGACCGTAATGAAGTCAACGAAGTAACGGTGAAGTCTCTCATCAATAGGAGATATGTAAGGAACAACAATTTCTTCTGATCCCCATGCTAGAACGCCAGGATGTTCATCACACCACTTCATAAATCGACGCTCCCACAACGATCTGTAGGTGATTTTGGTTGGATCTCCCACATACTTATCTGGATTGTTGGGAGTGTATTTGCCTTTGTATGCCATTTAGATTAGGCTCCCTCTTATATATACAGAGAAGAATTTTTTTTTTGGGAGAGACAAAGCAATGGGTCTTGTTGATGGTGCAAAAGACGCAGCAGTAGAAACCATCGCCACTGTCATTAGTGCAGCAGAAAGGGGTGCTTTCACGCGATCAGGAAGGTATGATCGTGTAGATGGTTCTCCGAAAGGAAGTGAAGAGACTGTTCTTCGATTTCCGATGGATCTGGAAACTGCTCCTGACACGGGTATGCTTGTAGATTTTCAGATCTTCATGAAGGATTCTTCGCATGTCGCCAGTCATCTAAGGAAGTTGAAGTCTACTGCGGTTGCTGCTAACACCAAAGACCTATCTAAGACAATCGAAGCGGTAAAGAAAAGAATTGAGTGGCGGGCATCTGATTGGGGCGCGATCTCAGAAGAAGACAAAGAGACTTCTTTGAGGAACATGCAAGAATTTTTCAACGCAATTGAAAACGATCCCAATGCAACCACCGCTGGAGGAACCGAACTCAAATATCCATACCAAAAAGTTCTTGACATGAGTGTTGAAGACATGGCAGTGTATTTTCAGGGCGGCCACGGGGGAATGAGATCGGGACAATTTACTACGATGATGAAAAATAGCCAACACAACGCACTGGCAGAGGCAAGAGGTCAGGAAACCCGAAGACAACTCGCTCAGGAGAAAGAGCAAGAAGTCGAAAAAACAGAACAAACATCCAGACTCGCAGCAACGGAAATACATGAAACAGGCGAATCAATCCGAATGTATCTTCCGGGTGGAATCAACTTTTCAGATCAGGTGAACTATAAGGGGGTCAATTTTGGTTTGATCAAAGGCATCCTAGAAGCAAATCCGGGGATTTTACTACCCAAGGTACTCGGTGCTGCTGCTGAATTTGTTGATCAGGCGGGCGAGGTATTGGGGGGCGAACTGAACACTTCAGAAGCAATCGAAGCATTGACTGGTGCTGTTTCAAACAACAGATCTGAGCAGTTGTTTGAGGGGCAGGAGATACGAACATTTTCATTCCAGTTTGCATTCCGACCCAGAAATGCCGATGAAGCAAGAGAAATGAAGAGAATCATCGAGATGTTTCGTTTTCATATGCGACCAGAATTGGGACCAGCCTCAGCCTATTATCTCACACCATCCGAATTCAAAATACGTTTCTATACTATCTCCAAGGGACATTCCAATCAGAGAAGTTCCAATGAATATGTAAATGATCTGGGAAGACCCACCAAAAGGAAAGTTGTTGCTACTAATCTACCAAATCCAGACGGGACTCAGGTTATGCTTCAGGAGAACAATTTCCTTCCAAAAATCAAACAATGTGCTTTGACCTCTCTTTCGATAAACACATCCCCCGACGACATCATGGAGACGTTTGCCGATCCCGAACACGCGGGAACTCCAGTTTCATGCACACTCGATCTTACGTTCAGTGAGAAAGAAGAAATCAGCCGTCAAGACATCTCTCTAGGATACTGATCAATGCACTACTTCGAAAAATTTCCAATTCGACCCTATCCAATCGGTGACGGAAAAACAATCTCTGTCACCGACATATTCGCCAAAGCAGTCTTCAACGACCAAGCAAAAGAATCTCTAAGTCTTCTCGAAGATTTTACTATCGAAGATGGCGATACTCCAGAGTCTTTGGCAGAAAAGTTTTATGGAGATTCAACTCTTGGTTGGATCGTTCTTCTGTTCAACGACATCTTCGATCCACACTTTGACTGGGCATTGTCTATGCGGAGTACCGAGAGAAACGTCATAGACAATCATCCGGGAAACGCTCTCTTTGTTCATGCAGTAGATGATATCACTCAACCCACATATCCGAACATCCGACCCAACGACACCATTCTAAAATACACCCATGCGGACGGAGTAACATTCACGGGGGTTCGAGGACTTGTCTATGATTATGACTCTTCACTTCAGAGAATCCTAGTTCATGGTGTGACAGGCGGCGGATCTTTTGGTGATGGAGACTACATCAAGTCTATGAGAGGAGATGGCTCATCCTCTGACATCTTTAGTATAGGCAAGTATGTCGAGGAAGTTTGGAATGGACTAGACCACTTCGAAAATTCAACAGGCGACATTCTCAATCCTCTGTCGCAATGGACAGGCACAGAATCAATTCCCATTGGCACGGGCGATGATGGTTATTCTGGTGGTGTTTCGTATGACAATTGCCTCATTCAGAACTACATATCTGGAGAAAGTGCAACTGAAGCACGAACCATATTCGAGACTGCAATGCACCACTACGATACCAAGAAAACCATCAAGATTCTCAACAAAGAGTACATCCCTGATGTGATTGAAGCGATGGAAAGTGTGATGAATGGCTAAGAAGTACGACTCCTATAGCAGAATGAACGACGTTGAAATTGCGTCGATGATAATGACATCTGATGCAGGCGGCGCACAGAGCATTCAAGAAATTGTCAAGGGGTTCAGCATCTACGAACACCTCGATGGGAAGTTCATGACTATGACAATAGACTTCGTTGACAACATTTCCTTTATTAGCAAGTTCCCGGTCATAGGTCAAGAAACGATCACCGTCAAATATCGAACGCCTGGTTGGGGCTATCCACACAGGACGGTAAAATTTGATGTGATGAAGGTGGGTAAACGATCTAAATCTAGCAACGGAAGTTCTGAATACTACCAACTCACTTGTGTTTCTTCTGACCAACTTCCCTTCTCTACTGCACGAATCAACTATTCGATGAGAGGAAGTACGAGCAGAAACGTCCGCAGACTTCTGAGAAAGAACGGATATCGAAAAGGCATGTATAGTGTTGACAGTACCAAGCACTATAGCAATTGGGTCATTCCCAATCTGACGCTTCACGAAACACTGAAATTTCTGACAAAGAGATCTCGCGGCAAGACCACCAATCTCAGCGATTTCTTTCTGTTTGAAACAAGTTCTGGATGGAATTGTCGAAGCCTATCGAAACTGTTCTCTGGGAAATCAATGATCACATACAGAAGATCACAACCCAAATTGCCTCGAATTGTTATGAATGAGTATTCTCTAATCCAAGACATGCAAATACTCTCGTACTACAACAGATACAAGGAGATGGATAACGCCCAACATGCGGGGAAACTGACCACGTTTGATTGGACCAAGAAAACCACCAGCGTATCCTTCTTCAGTTCAGGAGATTCGTTCTCTGAGAGAAAGCGAACATCATCCAACCTCGAAGAGAACCGAAATCTCCAAGAAAGCAATCGTTATGATAGACGATATGGGGCAAGAGTGTATCTACGACACCAATCGACAGGTCTTCATGGTATTGACGAAAGTACTCTCAACTCCAACATCGAGTGGAATGAGTCTGGAGAAAATCTCTATGGTGATGCAGTCTATACATCCCCTACCGTAATGAACAATTTTCATTCACACCCAAACGATTATCAAACACATCTTCTCAACCGAAGATGTTCTACTATTGGATACAACCCTACAAGAATTCTAATCAAGGTGTCTGGAAATTCCAATCTGAATGTTGGTGATGTCATAACTCTCGATGTGCCTCCACCAAGCATTCCTACCAGAAAAAATCATGAGATCAAGGACAAATCGACTTCGGGTCGCTACATTATCACCAACCTACGTCAGAGGGTTGATCTGTTGCAGGAATATCAGTTCATCAGTTATGTTGAATTGGCAAGGGATACCTCCCCACTGACAATGCCTGACTCTAGCAAATTCTTGGGAACCGACAAAGAAACCGTCAGGAAGATTGAAGAAAGTGATACTGCTAAGAACATCGGTCTTAGGAGAACCTGACAATGGGACGATCAGACTACATAAACGCAATCAGTACCTTCAACTGGTTTGTGGGGGAAGTCGAAGACATAATGGACCCCCTCAAACTTGGTAGAGTTCGTGTTCGTTGTGTCGGAATCCACAACATAGACAAGAACAAGTTACCAACCAAGGATCTTCCGTGGGCGCATCTCATAATGCCCGTGAACTCCACGACTCTAGATGGCATTGGAGTTAGTCCGACTGGAATGACCGTAGGAACTACAGTAGTTGGATTCTTCAAAGACGGGAACGATTCCCAAGAGCCTGTGATTATGGGGACGATTGGTGGCATCGCACCACCAAATGCGTTTGAATCTCCCGAAGTCCATGATACAAATCGGCTTGCTCGAAACGAAGAGATCGGACAGACCATTGTGAAGGACAAGGTTCTGAATCAGATAGACGAGTCGATGATTCTTCCTGTAGCGAGATCGTTATTTGAAAGAGATCGCCGGTATGAACCAGAAGTACCGTACAATGCTTCATATCCATTCAACAACGTCACCGAATCCAAATCGGGGCATGTCATTGAAGTAGACGATACACCGGGTTCTGAGCGTCTTCATATCTACCACAAATCAGGAACAATGCACGAAGTCCATCCAGACGGAAAACAGGTGTCTAGGATCGAAGGAGAGCGATACACAGTCGTTGCAGAGGAGGACAACCTTCATATCAAAGGAAACTGCAACATCACAGTGGAGGAAGATCTTCGGGTGGATGTCGAGAATGGGAACATCGTGATCTATGCAGGGAATGATACGACCGTATTGACAAGCGGAAACACCAACGTCGCTACTCAAGGGACCACAACAATCACTTCAGGAACAGGCTCTAAGATTCACATGGACGGATCCAACATCTTCATGAACGCAGACGGAGTTATTCGGCTGGACGCAGGCGCGATCCATCTGAATTCGTAGGAAGTATAGTATGGCAGCAGATCTCAAACGAATGGTAATAATAGAAGCCGTTGATAACATAACCTCGATGCTTTCCTCTATAGATAAAGACCCTAGCATTGTTGTTAGGAGTACAGTTCCAAAAGACACACTTCTTCATTACTCTTCGGTTATGTCTGAAATAGAAAATGATGATGATGATGATCCAACCACAGACCCACCAGTCTCTACAGCAGAAGAATGTCTCGACAATGCTCGCTCTTTTTGCGATTCCTGTCCACCAGAACCACCTGGCGAGGCGCCAACAACCCCATATCCAGATGGAGATGGATGGACCCCAAAGTGGATAGAGTATACCGAATGTTTTTCAGAATGTCTGCAAAGACTTTTCGGTTGTTTTGCCTGCGTGGGGGTCGTACTTCTCCAGTCCGCTATCGAGGCTATAGAAGAACTCATTAGGGCGGCGAAAGAACTTCTGAAACTCCTGACAAAACAACTTATGGCTGCTCCTATTGGCTCGCGTGAACGTCACCGAATAATGCGGGAAATACTAAGACAAGAACAACTGATCCGAGATCTTGAAAGAGAGTTGGAACAGTTGAGAAAGGCGTTGCTTGACGCGATTGCAGAATGTGAAAAAGCAACCGAGAGGTCATCACGGACAGGAACCCCAGCAATTACCGAGTCATCGTCGGCACTGAGAGGCAAACTCGAAGTCCTGAAGCCCACAAGCAATAGTCTTGAGGAAATCCAGAGGAACCGCAACAACGTCAATACATTCAACGGAGAAACCGGAGATGTGATCGGTGTATCCAGTGTGAATGGAATGACCGGGGATGTGTCTGGCATTCTTGGACCCACCGGACCTGCTGGATCAACTGGTGCAACTGGACCAGCAGGGGCTACAGGATCAGCAGGAGCAACTGGACCAGCAGGGGCTACAGGATCAGCAGGAGCAACTGGACCTGCTGGATCAACTGGTGCAACTGGAAACGATGGTGCGGCAGGAGCCACAGGACAGTCTGCATACAATGCCACGTTCACAGTAGAATCCGACATCCCGATCACAACCGGAGACAAGACCAAGGGGATCTACAGAGTCCCTGTAAATTCCAACATCACCCAAGTCGATCTGTACTCGTCGGACAATGCATATACCAGTGCTACTGAAAACGACTACCCCATTGTTGTTCAGGTCAAGACCACAAACACAATCTCAGGAACAGATGGACCTTCTGAACTAGTAAGTGAGGCTTCCACACTACATACTATAGAACTGTCTGTGCATCACACAGTCATTTACTATTTTGAACAGGACACTGGTCTGGCAATCGGTGTGACGGCAGGAGACTTTATGTTCATCGACGTAGAAGGAAACACAGGTGATGTCAGCCACATACAGACAATAGTATCAATGGAGAGTAGATAGAAATGGCAACGTATTACTATTATCCTGATGCATCAGGTGCAAACGATGGAACATCCGAAGCAGATGCTTGGACTGCAATCGCCAGTGTGACTACTGCTGTTGCAGCGGGTGATACCGTCTATATGAAGAACGGCGCAAGCAGGGACGGATCAGGAGCAGATGTTACCTTTTCAACAGACGGTTCCGACACAGGACAGATTAGACTCAAGGGATATACAAGCACCGTGGAAGACAGCGGACT